TAAAGACTCAGGCTTTAATAGAGTGTAAAACAGCATTAAGTTCTACTACAACTAAGCTTGAAACCTTAGATGCTATGGGAGCTATTAAATCAACAGTTAAATAAAAGGCAATGAAATCTATTCTTTTAATATTTGGTTTTCTAACAGTTACAGCAACTACTATAAATGTTACAGCTAAAAAAGAAGATAAGGCAGTAACTGAAGATAAGGAGTTCGAGCAATTTATGACTGAGTTTAATAGCACTATGACTAAGAACAAAGCTGTTCAAGTTAAAGCTGATCAGGCTAAAGAAGCTATAGTAACTTCTACCGTTAGTAAGTTCGCTGAGATTAAGCAAGAGATAACAACACTAAAAACCGAGCTAAATGAAGTTAAAGCAACTTTGGATAGTGTTAGCAATGATACTGCTGTCAGTTTCAAGCTACTCCCAGTATCCCACTACAAAAAAGATTAAGGGTGATTCTGTTGTTATAATGACTATTGGTCAAGCAGATACCATAAATAAATTATATAAGTCCTATAACGATACAATAATCGCTTACAAGGACTCGTTAAAATCTAAAACAATAAAAGATGATTCTATTCTCAATGTCTACATTAATAAAGCTAATAAGCTCGAAAATTACAAGTTTCGCTACGAAGCAAACCTCGAAGTTTACCAAACAAGGGAAAGAGAACTTGACAAAATGGATAAATACCATGCTTGGCAAAAAATAATCTTAATATTCCTAGTCATTTTCCAATTTAGTCAATTATAATTTATGAAACAGTTTTTCCAAGAAGATAGCGGTAGATTTAGCATGAAGCGTTTATGTGGTTTATTGTGTGTAATAACCTTATGTGTTACTATGTATCACAATAGTTTTAGTGAAGAGCATATAGCTCCAAGTACGATTCTTGTAGAATCAGTAGCTTTGTTAGCATTCGGTTGTTTAGGTTTAACCTCAATAGAGAAAATATTTAAGAAAGATGCCTAAAAGCGAAAAGATAATTTTAACACTTGGCTTCCTATTATGGTTGCTAGGATTAGCATATTTTGTAAATCAAATGATTTAAGATGAAATTAACAGCACACTTTGCATTAGCAGAATTTACTAGAAGTGAATCAGCTAAAAGACATGGAGTATCTAACGAACCAACTCCTGAGCATTTACAGAACCTTATTATTCTTTGCGAGAAAGTATTAGAACCAATCAGAATGAAATTTGGTCCTATTAATATTTCTTCTGGATACAGATCTAAGACTCTGAACCATTACATTGGAGGGAGTTTAAATTCACAACATTGTGAGGCTAAAGCGGCAGATATTGATATGGATGGAATGGGTGGACCTACTAACAAAGAGATTTTTGACTTCATTAAAGATACATTAGACTTCGATCAGTTGATTTATGAGTTCGGTACTGCAACTAATCCTGATTGGGTTCATGTAAGCTATAATGCTGGTAAGAATAGAAAACAAGTGTTGAGAGCACTAAAGGTAAACGGCAAAACAGCCTACGCACCTTACAAATAACCAAAACCAAAACCACATATAATGAGCAAGAAAAATGTCCTAGTAATAGGCGACACTCATGAACCATTCTGTCATCCTGGATATAAAGCTTTTTGCTATGAAGTAGCGAATAAGTTTCAATGTTCTGAGGTTGTACATATTGGAGATGAAGTTGACAATCATGCCATCAGTTATCACGAATCTAAACCTGACGGACATGGAGCAGGTAGAGAAGCAGACTTAGCACAAGCTGCTATGTACAAATGGTACAAACAATTCCCTAACGTAAAAGTATGTATTGGTAACCACTCAGCCCTTCACAAAAGAAAGGCTCAAACAAGCGGTTTACCAGAACGTTTTATTAAGTCCTACGAACAGGCTTGGGATGCTCCTAAAGGCTGGAAATGGGCTTTAGAATGGGAAATAGATAGTGTTTTATACACTCATGGTACAGGGTCATCAGGACAAGCAGGTGCAATCAATAGAGCAAGAGATGCTCGTCAATCAACAGTAATAGGTCATATACATAGCTTTGGAGGTGTTCTTTATAGTTCATCTGACAAGGACATGATATTCGGCATGAACGTAGGATGTGGTATCGATATAGATGCCTATGCTATGGAATATTCAAGACCTTTCCCCAAAAGACCCACATTAGGCTGTGGAGTTGTTCTAGATGGCGGAAGAGTTGCTATATTTGTTCCGATGCCTCTAGGCAGTAAGATTATTAGGTTACCTAGAAAGTAACTATAGTTTAGTAAATATAAAGAGAGTGTGTATTACATTGTAAATCAATGAAGTATGCACTTTTTATTTCCATTAGAATTAAATCGTAAATTTGTATGAACAGAGAAGTAGACGTTAAGATTAACCAATTAATGAAAGAAAAGACTCACTTAGAAGCTAGGCTTGAGTTGATTGTAAAGGAATTACGACTTACTGTACTTAAAAATAGTATCACAAATGTTAATGCACATCATACAACTGACCGAAGAGGAAGATGAAAGCTACGAGTTCCAGGATAATTCTGAGGAATCAGATGCTTATATCAACATCTATCAGGTGGCGAGTGTAACGGCTGATGAAGAAAATAGTGATAGGTGTTTTGTATATATGGCTAATGAAGATTATTTCTATGTGAATGAAACAGTAGAAAGCTTTATTGGTAGGTATCAAGCAGTCCTTTACGGATCAGTATTGACAAAGTTTTATGACACTAGAAATAGTCATAATTAAAATAGCTCTCATGTGTGGTGTGTGATTGTGTGTAGTTTTGGTTAACCCTCAGGTAAAATCTGGGGGTTTTTTATGTGTCAAAAAACGCACTTTTTGGTACATATTTAGTTTATATAAGTCAAAAAAAGACCCCACTATGAATAGCAGGGTCTAACTTATTAAACTACAAACAAAACATACTACTTTTTGTTATATACCGATGAAGCATAACCTATAGTTGCTACAACTGCTATAACGTATAAACATCTTTCATACCATTCCCAACCTAATGGGTTGTACTTATTAATAATAAATGCAAATGGTAGATACAAACCTACTAATAAAAGTGATAGGTTAATGATTATTTCTTTGTAAATTTTTGGATTCATAACTAAAATGGTAATTTTTTATCCGTTGGTTTATAATCACCTGCTTTAAATGTATCCATTTCACAATAGAAATCACTTTGTTCAGGTCCTGCGTTCTTTTTGTCTTTGATAAGGATAGAACACCATCCTTTGTTAGATGCTGCGAACTCATTTAGTTTCTTTAAGTCCTCTGGACCGAATGATACTTTTCTGAATGATCCGTAAGCTGATCTAAGTGTGAAACATCTTCCTAAGAAGTTCTCTTTTTGTGTTGCCATGATATTTGTTTTGGTTTATAAACTATTTTTAATTCCTTCTTTAAATTTCTCTAAGTATAATACAGCGTCCATAAGCTCTTGCTGTAAATGCTCAGCCCATTCTTTGGTGTTTAAGTCAGTTCTGTCTAAATTAGTTCCGTATTTAGTAAAGCCTAAGTTAGCCCTATCTTTATACTTAGTAATCACAGACTCAACTATACTGTCATAATTATTCTCCATGTCCTTTGTATTTTCTTACTTGTTCTTTAAGTTGTGCTCTCCATTTGATATCTACTGTACCATCATTTAAGATGTCTTCTACTAACTTAATAGTTTCAGCAGTTACAAACTTGCTCTCCTTAGGAACTACAGTAACCTTAACTTCTTTCTTAGTAGTCTTAGTTACATTTTCTGCCTTGTTGTCTAATTCTAAATTTTCCATAATTGTTGTTTTTATCTACCTTGTCTTCGGTATTGTTTTACATTTTTGTCTTTAGGTCCGTTTCTTTTCTTTGCCTTACCCAACCTTCTCTTCCCAAAATTGACCTTTTTGGTCATCCCAGATGCTGATTTTGCTTTCGCCATTGTCTAAAAATATTGTTAAATTAATTGTTCCGTCTGATACTTGTTGACATACAATAGATGTGCCACCACACATACCTAAGTGAGTTAAGAACTCTATTTGTGATACACTTAAACGATCACCTATAGCTTTAATCTCACAAGCAATGAACTGACCATAGTTCTTATGGTAACCAATGATGTCAGGTAAACCTTTCTTACCAATGAAAGACCTTCCCTTAACTGCTAGGTTATTATTCCTCCATACTTCATAACCTAAACTATCTAAATATTCTAGCATCATCTTGGTTAAGTCACTTGCTGTTTTGTATGTCATATAAACGAAATTACATCAATTAATCGAAACGTATCATCTCCACAGTTGGAACTTTTACATATCTTATGCCCTCAACTATCTTAGTTTTACCCCATTTAAAGTGTCTTCTTGCCTTTATTCTAAGCATCTCAGCTCGTATGAAGTAGATTCTGTCTTTAAGGTCAAAGTTGATAGCAAAGAACTCTACTCTTGTATCTGCTATGCCACTAGGTTTACCATTATTCTCATATTCAAGCCACATATATTTCTGCTTTAGGGCTTTTGGTTGTTGTATAACGAGGATTTTTGTGTTCCTAGCAAACAATAACAATGCCTGATAAGTGCCATCTTTAGCCTTAGCTTGTTCTATGTCGAACTTACGAGTATTCTTATAGTTCCTATTTAAGTCCACTTCTCTTAGGTAGTTTTAGTTTCTTAGCGTAAAAGTAAAGTGTTCTTGTGCCTACACCGATACCAACAGCTATGTCAGTTATATCATGAAACCTAGCAGTATCATACCATGCTTTAGTTATGATGCGTTCTTTCATGTTCTCAATGTTAAGGTCTTCACCTTCTATTACTTCTACCTCGATAGATTTTTGATTCATATTTATTTGTTTTGGTTATGTTCAGTGATTGTTATTTTTTCAATTTTATACGTTGAAAAATAATAATCTTCTGCATCTTGTTCCGAACAAGGAATTCTATCACTTATATAAGCACTTATTATCTGCTCTTTTTCTTTTTCAAGATATTTTTCTTTAATTGTTTCTGGTATTGAATCATCAAGCCATTCCATTAATTCTTGCATTGCTGTTTTCATGTGTTTTTGTTTATACAATTTGTAAATCCAAGATTCACTAATTGGGTTAAAAAATATCATTATCATAATTTATAGTCTTCAAATGTGGTTGTTTCTCCAATAAATCTAATAGGTATGTTGCCAGTTATACTAATATAAATGGTGTATTGTTTTTTATTTTACCTAATACCTTTTGTCCAATATTTTGTTCAGAATATTTACCGTAAAAAGCAGCAGCCTCCTTTATGCTTTTATAATAAACACCGTTTTGGGTATTTAAAACAAGTTTAGCGTGTAAGTTAGAAGCAGATTCCTTTTGTTTATCACTAGGTTTTTGCAATCCTATTTTATATGCGTGAAGCATATTTTCTGATTGGGTAACCCATTCTAAATTTTCAATAGAATTATCAAATTTAATTCCGTTTATATGATTTACCTGAGGTTTATTTTCAGGGTTGGGTATAAACGCCATTGCAACTAATCTATGCATTTTAAATTTTTTAGGCTTAGAGTTTTTCCATAATTGGACTACTAAATAGCCATCTTTGTCTACTTGCACCTTAATCAGCTTTTTTCGTTTTACGTTAAAAACTGTATTTACATCTGTAATGATGTAATTTTCATAACCTGGAATTTCTTTAGTGTGTATCATAATCTTTAAAAGTTGTTGTTTCGCCAATGAATTGTACTGGAATATTTACGCATTTGCCATGTCTGTTCTTTTCTACCTTAACAATAACTAGGTCGTCAGGATGGTATTCTTTACCACCTATTTCTACAGGTTCTTTCATTTCGTAGTAAGATGGTCGCATGAGCATAATAACAATGTCAGCGTCTTGTTCGATTGAGCCAGATTCTCTTAGATCAGACAACATTGGTAACTTATCAGCCCTTTCTTCTACCTTTCTAGATAACTGCGATAAGGCGATAATAGGTACTTCCAACTCTTTGGCTAAGGCTTTAAGGCTTCTGCTTATAAAACTTACTTCCTGCTCTCGGTTTTGGTTTTGTTTGCCTTGTCCACTCATAAGCTGAAGATAGTCTAGGAATATTACCTTAATACCATACTTCTGCTTAAGAATAGTAGCCTTAGCTCTGAGTTGTGAGATACTGATTCCTCCAGTATCCTCTATGTAGATGGGTGCTGTGATTATCTTGTCATCGGTCTTTAAAAGTAGCTTACGTTCATAGTCATTCAAATTATTCGTTCTAAGGCGTTTTAAGGGCACTTGACTCGTTATTGA